CATCCTTGAAAACTTACATGACTATCTGTTACCAGAAGGTATGTATAGAGATGTATCAGACTTCGGTTCAGGCACAACTTTAAACATTAAAACAGTAGGTTCTGTAACAATTCAAGATGCTGCTGAGGATACACCTTTAGTATTCTCACCAATTGACACAGGTACTATTTCACTTTCTATCACTGATTATGTAGGTGATGCATGGAAAGTTACTGATGACTTACGTGAAGATGGTTCACAAATCGACACATTAATGGCGATGAGAGCTCAAGAATCTACACGTGCTCTTGGTGAAAATCATGAAACAAAATTTTTAAGCGTTGCTAACGGAGCTCAAACTGCAGCAAACTTAAACTTAGTAAATGGTAGACCACACCGTTGGGTTGCTTCTGCAACTAGTAATGCTAGAACAATTACATTAAATGACTTTGTTTCTATGAAACTTGCATTTGATAAAGCTAATGTTCCAGCAGGTGGTCGTATAGCTATTGTTGATCCAGTAGTTGAAGCTTCTATCAATAGCTTAGCAAACTTAATCAATGTGTCAAACAACCCAATGTTTGAAGGTATGGTAACTGAAGGCTTTGCTCGTGACCATAAATTCGTAAGAAACATTTTTGGTTTTGACGTATACACTTCAAACTTCTTAAAAACATTAACTGCTACAGAAGCAATCAATGCATCTAGCTATGGTTTAACTTCTGAAACAGCTGCTGTTGGAGATAAAGCAAACGTATTTATGTGTGTGGCTGACGATACATGTAAGCCAATTATGCATGCATGGAGACGTGCTCCTCAAACAGAAGGTTGGAGAGACAACGAAGAAAGAGCTGACAAGTTCCAAGTAACTTCACGCTTTGGTTTAGGGGCTCAACGTGTAGACACATTGGGTGTAATTTTAACTCATCCAACTAACTACTAAGGAGATTAACTATGGGTTACGAAAGTAATACAGGTCTAGGAGTAGTTAATCACTATGGTCCTAGAGACACTGACTCTTCTAAGGGAGGTGTCGCAAAATCGACAGGTAAAGTAAAACGTGTTGAGTATTCATTCTCATACGATAATTTACCTACTTATGGTTCAAGCAACTTAGAAGTTGCATTACCAGCTAATGCTACTGTACTCTCATCTACATGGGTTACAGGTACAGCATGGGCAGGTGGTACATCTTTAAATGTAGGCTTGTATCAAGGCAATGGTACAGTTATTGATGCTGACGGTTTAGATGCAGCTATTACTCCAACAACTGCTGGTGCAGTTATTGTAGGTAATGGTGCTCTAGTAGGCGCATCAATCGGTGCTGCTGCAGGTGAAGTAACAGTAGCTGCTACTGGTACTTATACTGCAGGTACTGCAAAACTCATTATTGAGTATGTAGTTTAATTAGGTAGGGGTCTACGGACCCCACCTATTTTATTAGGAATACTAAATGACAATTCAACACAACGTTATTACTGATCCAAATATACATGAACCTAAAGGAGTTGCTAGTGCAGCTAGTGGTAAAGTGTACAAAGCAAATGGTACAGGTTCTGGAACATGGGTTTATCCTCTAGATGGATTAGATACAGCTTTATCAGGACAAGTCTTTGAATCTAATGGTTCAGGTGGGGGCACGTGGTTATATCCTCCAGCTAAAGGACATGCTGAAATTTATATTAATGGTGGAACAACAGCTCATACATTAGGGAGTGGTTCTTCATTTACTAAATTAAATCCAGCAACAGAATGGACAGCTTCAGGTTTTGAAGATGTATTAACTGTTGATGCAGCTAATGGTGAAATTGATTTAGTTCTTGCAGGACATTATAAAATAGATTTTTGGTGTAACTTTACAACAGATGCTTTATCATCAGGAACTCCATATTATTTTAAATTTGCTATAAATGGAACACCTTCAGCTAGAGTAGTTACTGTAACTAAACCTACTAATGGAGTAGATACATTACATGTAATGGCTTCTGGTATTGTATCAGCTACTGCAGGACAAACTTTATCTATCTATGCAGGTGGAAATGGAACATCTTCTTCTACTAATATAATTATTACAGAAGCTGGACTTAATACTTTATGGTTAGACTAGGAATAAACTATGGCTAAGATGACACTACTTGAAATGACACAAGATATTTTATCTGATATGGATTCAGATGAAATAAACTCTATTAACGACAGTGTAGAGTCATTACAAGTAGCACAAATAATTAAATCTACTTACTATAATATTATAGATGGTAGAGACTATGATTTTCTTTATGAGTTTTTTCAAGTAGATAGTAATGCAGCTTCAACTACCCCTACGCATATGAGACTTCCTGATACAATTATAGATCTTAAATGGATTAAATATAATTGTAAAGAATCTGCATCTAGTAAAGATAAATATTTAAAAATAATTTATAAAACTCCTGAAGATTTTATGGAGATTATAGATAAAAGAGATAGTACAAAATCTAATATTACAGTAGCTACAGATGCTACTGGCATTACTCTCAATATTAAAAAAGACAAAGCTCCTGAATATTTTACTTCTTTTGATGATGAGTATATTGTATTTGATTCTTATGATTCAACTGTAGATACAGTACTACAAAAATCTAAAACACAATGTCATGGTAAACGTTCAGTTACATTTACTTTAACTGATACCTTTACTCCTGATTTACCAGTTCAAATGTTTACATACCTTTTAAATGAAGCTAAGTCAGTTGCTTTTGTTACATTAAAACAAATGGCTAATGCTAAAGTAGAACAAATGTCTGTATCTCAAAAACGTAGAATGAGTCAAGATGCTTGGAGAATTAAAAAAGGTATTCATTATCCTAATTACGGTAGAGTATCTAGAGTAAAAAAAGGACCTAATTACTAATGCAATCTACTAGTAATACATCAGCATTTATTCATAAACAACAATACGGAGGTAAGAAAAAAATGAAACATCCTATGAAAAAGAAAGAAGCACCAATGAAAAAAGCACCTGCTAAAAAACCAATGAAAAAGAAAAAAGGATACTAATAATGGAATCTAAAGTAGTAAGATCGTACAAAGGTAAAGGTAGTAAAGAACTACAAGCTTTTGTACAACCTGGTACAGCTCATTATATATTAAAGTATGAAGGAGGTGGAGAACTACCTGCTGAATTATCTGGAATATATACTAATATTTCTTTAGTAGATGAAGCTGTCCTTAGATATTTTTCAAATAATAAAGAAGAAATTAAAAAAAAATCTACTCTTAAAGAAGAAGACTAATGGCTTTAAAAGCTGAAAAAAGTTTTAGATCCTTTATTAAAGGATTAATTACTGAAGCTAATGAATTAACATTTCCTGAATCAGCTTCGGTAGATGAACAAAACTTTGTACTTAATAGAGATGGTTCTAGATCTAGACGTTTAGGTGTAGATTATGAAGAACTATATCAACTTAATAATACTGGATTGGTTACTGCTGATATAGCTGAAGGTAAACAATCCTTTCACTTATGGGAATCTCCTGGAGGAGATACTACAGTATCTTTAGGTATTGTAAGAATTAAAAATAGATTATGGTTTTTAGATTTACTTACATCTAATCCTAGTGCTAATCTTAAAAATAGTGGTAACTATATTACTATCTCTGGTTTATCTAATGCTAAACTAGAAACAGCTGTTATCAATAATAAATGTATTTTAGTATCAGAAGATTTAAGTTCTCCTGTATTATTAACTTATAATACTAGTACAGGAGCTGTAACTCAATCAAATGTTTCATTAAAGATTAGAGATTTATTTGGAGTAGATGATGGATATGCAGATGATTTTAGACCTGCTGGTTGGAATACAGGCAGTAGTTCTTTAACAGCTATTACTGCAGCTCATAAATATAATTTACGAAATCAAGGTTGGAATCCAAACATTGAATTTTTTAATGAAGGTACAGTTCAAGGCACTGCAACAGATGCTATAGATTTATGTGCTAGGTCTGCAGATTTTGATTATAAATATCCTAGTAATGCTGATGTATGGACACTAGGTAAAAATACTAATCCTTCTAGTGGTAACTATGAAAAGTTTTCTGCAACTACATTAAAAAAGAACTCACACTCTAGATATAGAGTATCAAGAGGTTCTTTTGTAATTGATGCTTTTAATAGAGGATCTAGTAGAATGAGTGAATCTGATGTTACATCAGGACTTACTCAAGATCAAGATACAGGTAAGTTAACGACTGTAGCTTCTTATGCTC